CTACGACGAGTTCAACAAGCACTACAACCACCACGACGACAACGCTTCCACCGCCGCCGCCATCGACTACGTCAACAACCACGACTACGACAGTCCCCCCAACGACGACTTCTACGACGACTTCTACTTCGACCACTTCCACGACGGTGCCGTCAACGACGACCACCACCTCGTCAACAAGCACCACAACTACGACTGAACCCCCTAAACCAGCCCCCGCTCCTGCTGTGGCGGCTATGATTACTCGTATACAGAACGAAGAACTTGCCGAGTCAATGGGCGAGTTGTTGAGTGACGAAGAAGAAATAACTGTAGAAGTACTTCACCAAGTGATCGACAATGAGGACTTCGACAGCCTTGACGAGGAGACTCTAGAGGCCGTCAGTGCGGCTCTATCCGAGGCTCCAGACGATGTTAAAGAAGAGTTTGAAAGCGAAGTAAACGTATTTGAGGGGTCGTTTGATACGTACGTCCCCACTGGCTCAAAGATCGATGTAGGGACCAGAAGAACTGTTGTCGCTGTAACAGCCTCCATTTCGGCAGTCGCCGCCGCCCCCACAGGAGGTGGCAGAAGGAGACGCTGATGCTTAAGAAACTCTTCAAAGAGGGGTACGCCCTCGTATGGACGGTATCTGGTACGGCTTTAGTACTAATCACACTCTCGGGAGATGTCCTAAAATACGCACTGTGGATCAGTGGTGCATCCATTGTGGCCCACATGATTGGGTTCGCCATCTGGGGAGGCTCTGATGAAGAGTAAACTACGCATTGCCGGTGATATCGGTATCCGCTTGTTTGCTACGTTTACTGCCTCAGCCCTCAGCATCATCTCTGGTGCGGCTATTATTGGCGATATCGAGATGCACAAAGCCGCTCTTCTTGCTGGATTTGTGGCTGTAGCCAATGTCGCTCAGCGCTTAGCCGCCGCCGCTATCGACGGCGATTTGACGGCGGACGAGATCGACGAAGCATTTCTGGGAGCAAAGATAACCAGAAAGTAGATTACGCACCCTATACAGTCCCATGTGATATGGTTATGGGGTAACAACCCCCTACGGAGGTATTGATATGTTTGAACCTAAGTTCCTTAAGGACGTCGCTGAGCGCGCTGTTGCAACATTTGCACAGACACTCGTTGCCCTCGTCGGTACTGACGCCGTCGACATCTTGTCGGTCGGTCTTGGTGACTCGTTGAAGGCCGCTGCTGTTGCCGCTGGTCTGTCCGTCGTTAAGAGCGTTGCCGCGGCTAAAGGCCCAGTCGGTGACACCTCAGCATCGGCGGTTAACCTCGGAGGTAACTGATGTCCCGCGACTACACGGGTTGGGATTACAACGCCACTGGTAAGCGTGCCGGTGCAGAGGCGCTAAGTAAGTGCTTGGAAGCATACTTCGGTGTGTGGAACAACGGTACTTGGGGTGTCCGCAATATGCGCGGCAAGGGTAAGCCCTCAGTCCACGGTACAGGCCGTGCGGGGGACAACTCTTGGCGTGGCGCACCTTACCGTGGTACTGGTAACTATGATAGTGCTAAGGCCGCTTGTGAGTTCCTCGTGGAGCACGCCGACGAGTTAGGTCTAGAGTTCTTGTGTGATTACTTCCCAAAGCCATGGGGACGCGGATGGCGCTGTGACCGCAACGCTTGGCAGGACTACACCAAGAAGACAGTCAGTGGCACCCCCGGAGGAGATTGGATTCACTGGGAGATCAGCAACGAGACTGCGGATGATCCAGACCGTATCGTTAAGGTGTTTGAAGATGCCCTAGGTCCTGCACCTGAAGAAGTGAAGGTACCTGCAAAGAAGACCCCCAAAGCCCCCGCTGGTAAGAAGCCATGGCTTCAAGTGGGTAGTAAGGGCGCGGAAGTCAAGAAAGTTCAAGAGATCGTTGGCGCTACAGCAGACGGTGACTACGGTCCTAAAACTGAGCAGGCTGTAAAGAACTGGCAGGCAGAGCACGACCTCCACGTTGATGGTATTTGGGGTCCCGGCTCAGATGGTCATGTTAACGATTGCGACCACGGCGCTCCAGAACCGGCAGCAGCACCCGCTCCCGCCCCCGCTGCTAACCCTTTCCCCGGAGAGTCCCTACAGATTGGTAGCACTGGTAAGTACGTAATCATGGTACAGAAGAAGGTTGGCGCTAAACCAGATGGCCGCTTTGGTCCTGTTACAGCGCGCTCCGTTCGCAAGTACCAGCGCAACGCCGGTCTAACCGTTGATGGAGTAGTCGGTCCCAAGACGTGGGGGCACATGTTCTGACTCCACAGAACTGAGAGGTAAAACTTGGCCAGCATCCAGACGCCGTTCAACTTTTCTGGTGGGCGCGTATCTCGCGTGACCTCTCCTACCGTTATTGCTGAGCAGAAGATTATTGACGTATTAGTCACTTCTAGGCATGAGCGGTTTGGTCTACCGACCTATGGAGTCGGTATCCAGCAGCATCTTTTTGAACCTATTGATGAGTTAGTATCAGCAGAAATTAATATTGATGCTAAGATGGAACTAAGCGACAGAATTAGCGATGTAATTATAAACGGCTTTTCTATTGAACAAGATCCGTACTATGAGACCACAGCAGTTGTAAAAGTTTTGTATTCATTGCCTGTATCTAGACCTCGTATGGCGACCTTTTCGGTTTCTCTAGAGGACTTTACTGAAGAAAGCCCATTGATCTAATGCCCTTTGATTACGCCAGCCGTGATTTTGACACTATTAAAACTGAGTTGCTAGCACGCGCTGCTCGGGTTGCCCCCGAGTGGACAGACCGCGACCCCTCAGATTTTGGCATGATTATGCTGGATTTGTGGGCTAACACTGCCGACGTACTGCACTATTACATTGATCGTGCGGCTAATGAGACGTTCCTAACAACTGCTCAGCAACGAGAGTCGGTTTTGGCTCTCGCTAACTTGTTTGACTACATTCCTCGTAGTAGAAGCAGCGCTTCAGGTACAGTAACTTTGAGCAACTCTACGACTTCAGATATTGAGATACCTGCTTACACTCGTTTTGTAGCAAGAGCAAGTAATTCTGTCTATCAGTTGTACGCTCCGTCCGACGCCACCTTGGTTGCTAACAGTAGCACCGCGGTAGCGTTGCGGGAAGGAACTGTTGTAAATACTGAAAAGGTCACCGGAGTCACAGGTTCTTCAGGAAAGTCGGACCAACGCTACACACTGGCTAACAAGGACGTAGTCAATGGCAGCATTACTGTATTCGTGTATGAGGACGGGGTTAAGCCGATTCAGTACAGATTTGTTGAGCGAGTTTCAGACGCTACTATCGGTGAACGCGTGTTCTACGTTGAGACAACTGCTGATGCTGAAACAGTAGTTGGCTTTGGTACGACATCGTACGGTTTCGTACCCCCTCAAGGGTCTGAGATCAGAGTTAGGTACGCGTATGGTCAAGGTGCTGAGGGCAATATTCCAGCAGGTTCTGTTAATGGTTTTTATTCGAACACACCAGACGGTGTCTCTGTTGTTTCCTCGTCCGCCTTTTCTGGGGGCACTGACGAGGAGTCAATTGTTTCTATGAGAGCATCGCTCCCCTCAGCGATCTCAGCGCAAAACAGAGCGGTTACAGAGGCCGACTTCAAGAACCTCGCTTTGCAGGTAGAGGGGGTTGCTAAGGCTGCACTCTCGTACAGCGCTAACACAGTCACTATGTATGTTCATGGGGCTGTTAACAACTTCGTTGCTTTGACTGATACCAGTGCCGCTCAAGACACCACACTAGAAGACCGGGTAGAGTCCTATGTAGGGGAACGTGCTGTGGTAGGTGTAAGCGTTGCAGCCGACAGCGCCATTGATTACGCTCAAATCTACTTTAAGCCCAAGATCTATGTAAACAGCAGGTTTGTTGCGTCTTGGGTGAAACAGGACGTTGCTAACGTCATAGATGGCCTGTTCCAGTTTGACCGCCTTAATTTCGGTCAAACGCTGTCTCTAGGCAGACTGTACAGTGCCATCTTAAGCGTCCCCGGTGTTGATTACGTCACTGTAGACCCCAACGACGGAGGTGGGTACTTCAGCGATAATAGCGCTGTTCTCACCACTCCCGCCACCGTGCAGAGCGTAACTGTTCCGTACAACGAACTGCCTAAACTGCACATCGACACCGGAGAGTCCTCTATTCTCTCTAAGATCGTGGTCAGCGGCGGCATTCAGGGGACCTGATGGCTTACACCTCTTTTCGCCTTAGGTACAACTTTGCCAGCGGTGGTTCTTACACGCGATTCAATTACGAGGTAGTAACCGACCCCGGTTTGGTGTCCAGCCCATACGACGGTCAGATTATTTACCAAACTGACCCCGGCCTGCTACAGGGTGCTGGATTCTATGAATACGACAGTGACACTAGCGCTTGGTACCTCGTCGAACGTTCTCAGGACAACGCTCTTCGTGCTGACGGACTTCAGTTGCCCCCAGCCTCTGCACCGGAAAACTCCTTTTCAGCAATCGCCACCGGCTACAACGAAGTTACCTTGTCTTATGGTTTAACTGAGTTGCCATCTGTTTCGTCCGAGGCGGGTGCGAGTAGCCCTCTGTCTACCGGTGCCCCCAGCCCGGCAGCGGTTATTGTTGTGTACTCCACGCAAGGAGAACCACAGACAGTTAACTCCGGTGTACAGGTGGTAAACACTAGATTTTCTGGCTCTTCTTTGCACAGTGTTGACACCAACCCTGACGATTACCCCGTATCAGGCAGGTGGGCTTACTACAGTTTGTTTGTAGAGTACGCCGCAGTAGGACAGAATTCTTATTATGAGAAAGCCGCCTCCCTAAGAGTTCTCGTTCCCAAAAACTACAAGTCCACAGACATGTTGTGGAATCGCATTCCGATGTACTACCGACTACAGGATTTCAAAAGGGCTACGCCTTCGGTTAGTAACGACAGTTTTGTGGAGTTGTTGGGAGGCGTTCCTTGGCCTAGGGAAGCAGACGGTTATCGAGTCGGAGACCTCTATAAGTTTATGTCGATATTTGGTTTTGACGTAGACCGAATTAGGACAACTATCGACTACATGATGGTGTCAAGAGACCCGGCCATTGCTGACACCGAGGTGCTTGACGCCATTTCAAAGCAGTTAGGAGTAGGTCTAGCATCCTCAGACCTAGGAGCAGAGAGACTACGTAGGGTGTTGTATGAAATTGGGTACTTACGTAGATCAAAGGGTACCGAATCTCAGATTAGTCATATCCTTCGCGCTCTTACTGGCTGCGATGTCGAACTGGACAGAGGTGCCGGTTCTGCTGGTTCTGGAAGCATCAATGTGTACGAGCAGCGTGTTAACTACATTCCTGACCCCTTATGGGAAACGCAAGATCGAAACCTGACCAGTTGGGGAGCGATGGTTAATGACCGCCCCGCGCATGAGGATGAGGTGGCTACCCCCTTAGGTTTCACCGACACCACGTATAGCGCCTACGCAACTGGTGGTGCTACCCCGGCATACTCAGTCACTAGTAAGGTATATCAAACCACTAATGCTGGTGATTCAGCAGGTGTAACTCATGTGATGTTTCGTTTAGCCAGTGCTGTACCTGTGCGCCTGTACGATCAGGTTACTTTTTCTGTGCACGGTACTTACATTGGGGACATTAAATGGGTTCGAATCGTAGATGTAGATGGCAACATTTTGGGTAGTACTTCTACCTCTAAAAAAGCAGTAGACAAAAACGCTTATCAAGTCAGTATCACCGACCCTTCTGACTCAGGAGTAACCGGCACCTTGCAGGCTAGTTTTATTGAGTTCTTAGTGGATCTTTCTTCCGGCCCGTTCTCTCCTTACAAGATGATCGCAGAGAGAAACTTTATCGGTAACTACTTTGATGGTAACGAGAGTTTGTCGGGATGGCTTATCGACACAGTTGGCGGCGCTACCAACGAGTCAATTAAAGACCACCGGTGGTTGGGTACTGCTAACGACTCGGTGTCCGTGTACACAGAGCAGTATCGCAAAACCAAAGGAGTCTTCTCTTCGGTGTGCCTCAATGTGCTCCCGGTGTACGAAAAGGCTATATACACTAATCAGAGTACGAGTCTGCCCAACGTCAACTTCCAGCAGGTTGCTGGGGCCAGTCTCCTGACGACTCTTCCGAACTGATCCTTGACACGGGTGTTCCCCTTCTAGTAACTTTCTTCGTTCCATAGAACGAAGGAGACGCTATGAGTCATGTAGTCATTATTGGAACAGGGGATTGCCCCGCTGATGCCGTAAAGGAATCCCTTGCCGATGCCTTGTCGTCTGGAGACGAGGTGTCCGTTGCTTGGCCTAAGTCCATGAATGGGGCAATGGACGCCGTGTTGGAGTACCTAGTTGACAACGAGTACACCACCAACCTGTTGTACTCTGATGGACAGAATGTCCACCCAGATCTCCGTCAGATAGACACTGTCAACGTTGTCAAAGTACGCGACACTGAGTCATCCTTGGTCAAATCAATTGACAACGAAGTGTTGATCCTGTGGAACGACGCTGACGAAGAATTGCTGGGCACCATCTTTGACAGTAACGAGAGTGTTCGTGTGCGAGAACTTAGCAACGGATTAGCCCCCATCGTGGTGGAGTACCACCCTGATACCCCCGAGCCTGCGGCACTCACGGAAGAGGAGCATACCGAGGAAGACGACAACAGTCGGTTCACCCGAGAGCAGTTGGAGGGTATGGCCGTTCCCGCTGTAAAGCGCTACGGAGAAAAGTTAGGTCTCACGTCTAAGACCAAGTCCGGTATCATCGAAGAATTGTTCGGAGCAGAGGAAGCCCCGGCAGAGACTCCTTCTACGATACCCAAGGACGACCCAACGCCCCCACCGCCAGCCCCTAACGATTATGACTTTGTCCGTTTGTACCACGACTTCACTGAGTACGCTGACAACTGTAAGGACTTTGAATCGTCTATGGCTAAAGCCTCGCTGGAGCAGGCGCGACTGTGGATGTTGCGGGCACTTTCCCGTATTCAATTCTGATTTTATTTGAGGATCGTTGACTTGGTCGTACGATCCGTGGTACATTCGTATTGGCACGGGTTCCATACGTGTCTCCTTTCATGGTAAGGAGCGGACGCCTACCTCTCGTGGTTGGGCTGGTCATAAGGCGTCCGCTCCGCCATGGAGAAAGGGTTTGGTTATGCCTACCTTTGGCGCTGATCCAGATGCCCCCGACAACGGTTGGGAAGAGCGTACGGGCACCAAAAAGAGAGCAAGTAACAAGGTCTATGAATTGGTTAAGTACTTTGGGTACCATCGTTCTATGCGTATGAGCCAGAGGTTTGGCCAAGAAGACAAAGCAATTCTTTCTAGTAATTTCTCTCGTCTTCTTTCAAAAGGATTCACAACAGACGAAATAAAGTCGTTGGTGGATAGGTTTTACTCATCACCGTATTCCTCTTCGGAGTACCCCGCTTTGATGTTCTGCAAAAAAGAGGTACAAGAAGAACTGTCCGCTGAGTCGTCTGTTCTTCTAGCCGATGTAGTAGCCCAGTGGTTGCTAGATGGTATGCCTAACAACGGGCCTTTTATGGACACTAGGGAGGTTCGCAGGGCGGTTTTACTCGTGTGCGATGAATCTGTTCTCCGCTACCCAGAACTCGTTGTTGACATTATTCGCATAGACGACCCAGAGCCGTACCTGTCGGAAAGGTTGTCCGCTTTAGAAGATCTAATCTCGTGGAATCTTGGAGATAACGAGAGCGGTTCTGGACAACTGCGTGATACTTTGTCTATGATCACTCTTCCCCAAGAGTTGGCCTCCCCGGTTAAATCCCCTAAAAGCATGAAGAAGAAACACAGCACGGTTAAGCAGGCAGTCCTCTCTATAAAGTCCGTAACCAATAAGGAGCGCTGGTGAACTACAGCACACCATTAGACTGGAAAAGCGAAAACTGGTGGCGTAACCGTTCCGTAGGGGAGCGGTTGTTTCATCTACACGTTCCTAAGCGCATCCATGAAGCGATGGAGGACTGGCCAGCGGTGGCTCTCCGAGGTGATGGAAACTTGTTTATACAAGGCCCCTCCGGCTCCGGTAAATCACTGATTGCGGCACGCACCTTGACGGAGGCCGTCAAGGAGCACAGCGTATCGGGTCGTTGGTTGGAGGCGGACGACTACATAGAGATGATTAAGGATTCGTTTGATAATGACGGCTTACTCCCAGAAATGTACTCAAGCCCTCACATTGTGAAGTACGTCAAAGGAGTATTCGATGTGGTGGTCATTGATGGTTTAGGAGAAGAGAGGTTGACGGAGTTTGCCAGCCACGAATTGGGTAGCCTCATCCGTAAACGGTATGACAAACAAAAGGCGACTATCATTACCTCTCGTTTGTCTATCCAAGACATTAAGAGCCGGTATGGATCACGCTTAGCGAATCCGTTAGCCGATTTTGACTTTGAGGACGCTCGTGGAAAAAGGTGACATCGCCCCCACCACGCATAAGCACATCGCCTGCTGGTTTGAGGATCTACTTATAACTCGTCAGGAAGAACCGCAGAAGCGTAAGTTGTTTCGTCGTGATAAAGAGTTGACAGATGATGAGTGGATTAAGCAGGAAGTGAGGCGCTGGCGTGTAAACGAGTTGCCTCTCAAGTCTGTTTATCACATGGTCAATCAGTTGGACTTGGGCGTAGAGGTGTACACATACTACGAGGAAGAATTAGTAGAGCAGGTAGAGCATTGGCTTGCTCGTAAAGGCATCAGTGTGAGCGTATACGCTTACTATGACTTTGACACGCTGCGTGACGACTTTAAGTACAACCGTGACGTTCACACCCTGTTTACTCCGTACGAAGACGACGCGGCAGTGCTTGGTTTTCGTGCAACCGTTACAAAACCTGATGGGACGTTTGGGATCTAATGGCAGCAATTGAGCATCTAGTAATAAGCAAGATAATTGAAGAGCAGTCTCTTAGTGAGGCGTCTAAGTCAGGTATTAAGACAGTGTACTTTGCTGGTGACTGGCAAAACGTATACCAATGGATTATCGAGTATAACAGCAAGCACGGCGCTGTACCCACAGAGCGTGCATTCAGCACTGCTTATGGTGACATTGAGATAGTCGACACTGCTAGCGAGTCGTTTAGTGGTTTGTTTGAAGAACTTCTAGACGCCTATCGCTCCCGCACGATCATAGATGCGGTCAGTGCGGCTATGGGTCCACTTGACAAGGACAACGTCAAGGATGCCATGGCTATTCTTTCGACTGGTCTACAAGCAGCCAGTACCGACACGGCTCGTTTGCGGGACTTCAATATTATTGAGGGTTGGGAAGACCAACTCCAGATGTATAGGGAGATGAAAGAAAACCCGAACGCCTTGCGTGGTATACCTACTGGGTTCGCTGGGTTGGACAGAGTGACCTACGGTCTACGTCCCCAGCAGTTCGTTGTTATGGTAGGCGAACCAAAACGTGGTAAGTCATTGTTCGAGTTAATCATGGCTATAGCCTGCCACCGTCACGGCCTTCAGCCTTTGTTTATCTCCTTTGAGATGTCGGTAGCGGAGCAGAGGTCTCGTTTCTATTCCCTTATCGCCAAGATTCCGTACGAGCGTATCTTAAGCGGGCAGATGTCTGAGAAAGAGTTTGACCGTCTGGAAAAGTCTATGCGGATGATGAAGAACATGCACCCATTTAGGATGTCCGAAGACAGTAGTAGCCTCACGACCATCAGCGCCATTGCCGGTAAGATTCAGGAGTACCAGCCTGACGCCGTGTTTATCGACGGTATGTATCTGATGGATGATGAGAATGGTGAGCCGAAGGGATCGCCGCAGGCTTTGACCAACATCACTCGTGGGGTAAAGCGCCTAGCGCAGAGATTCGACATCCCTGTTGTGGGCACGTCTCAGGTTCTGTCGTGGAAGTTGAACAACAAGCGTACACGTGCTATCACCGCAGACTCTATTGGTTACACTTCGTCGTTTGTACAGGATGCTGATTTGGTTCTTGGCGTAGAGCGTAACCCAGACCTTGACGATCAGGCCATCATCCGCGTGGTAGAGGCACGTACCGCCCCCCACGCTGAAATACATGTAAAATGGGACTGGCAGACAATGGAGTTTGCGGAAGTATCGGAGGTTGATGAAATTGACCCATCATTCGACTGACATGGACATCGTGGAGCGTTTGGAGTACGCATCTATGAGTACCCCAGAAATATCTCTATTGAGAGAAGCGGCTCAGTACATCAGGAAACTTCGTGAGGAAATCAAGGAAAATGAGTCACACGGACGATCTGACTGAAGTACTGATAGGGCTAGGTGTTGAAGTCCGCAAGGTACAGAATGATGAGATTAACGGTAGGTGCCCTGTACACCACCTGACTAAGGGCCGGGAGAGTTCTCGGTATTCTTGGTACATTAACTCCGACACCGGGTTGTGGTACTGCTTCTCTTGCGGTGCTCGGGGCAACTTGCCCTACCTAGTAAGTCAGTTGACGGACGATCCTTCCGCTTTGTGGAGCATACAGTCCCACTTGATTAACAGCGGTATTCGCCGGTTAACCGAGGTAGAGAAAGAAGTCACCGAACATCGTGAGACGGTTGACTGGGTTCACTACGCTAAGTTTTCCCCTCTTCCAGACCGGGTTATAAGTCTACGAAACTTAGATGAGGATGTCGTCCGTAAGTACGGCATACGGTGGGATGCGTATAACAAGGCCACCGTTATCCCTATCGTGTCCCCTCTAGGAGAATTGTGGGGGTGGCAACTTAAGAAGCATGGTTGGGTACGCAACAGGCCCGAGGGAGTCCACAAAGGAGATACCTTATTTGGTATCGAACGTGCGTTCGGTAAAGTAGCCCTACTGCTTGAGTCCCCCTTAGATGTAGTCCGCTTCCACAGCGTGTACGCCGGTGAGGACATCTCCGCCGTGGCTTCGTTCGGTGCTAACGTTTCCGAAACTCAGATCACTATGCTGGCCGACAGGTTTGACGGGGTTATCCTTGCCTTAGACAATGACAATGCTGGGTCTCTGGAGACCCGTCGTCTGTCGTCGGCGTTCCCCTCCCTACGTCGAAGGGTCAAGTTCTGGCGGTACGATGAAGGCGTAAAGGACTTAGGCGACATGACTGACTACCAGATTATAAGCGGTATCGATAGGGCAAGTGTTATCCGTGTTTAAAGGACAATTATGGCCCTACCAGCAAGAGGCAGTAGAGCGGATGACCGACCGTGGCCAGATGCTTTTAGGCATGGTGATGGGTGCTGGAAAAACCCCCACAACATTGGGGGCTGTGGAGCAACTGTTTGAAGAAGGGGAGATTGAACGTTGTTTAGTAATCGTCCCCGCTTCCCTAAAGTACCAGTGGGCTAGAGAGATCTCTAAGTTCACAGACGCTAAATGCACGGTAATCGATGGTCCTAAGAACAGGCGTACGGCACAATGGAGGTTCTCTAAGCACAGTCGTTATGTTGTGGTTAACTCTGAGACTTTGGCAAACGATATAGGTCAGTTAGGTACCATACAAGCAGTGGTCGTGGACGAGAGCACCATGATAAAGAACAGGTCTGCTAAGCGTTCTAGGCTCATTAAAAGGGTCGGCAGGACTGTTGCTTACCGGTTTGCTCTCACGGGACAGCCTATTGAGAATCGTCCTGAAGAACTATTTAGCATTATGGAGTTCGTTGACAAAGATGTTTTAGGTGATTTTAAGACATTTGATAGGACTTTCATAGTCAGAGATCACTGGGGTAAACCCACTAGATATCGTAATTTAGACAAAATGCACAAGGTAATGCAAGAGTGTATGGTTCGTAAAACTAGGGACGATATTAAAGATCAGTTGCCTGACATAATTCATCAAACTATACCCGTCCCCTTTGATACTCGTGGCGCTGCTCTATACAAGCACATATCCCACGATCTACTATCAAAGATTAGTGACGCTATGTCGAACTCTCGTGGTTCATTTAACTTGTGGGCACACTACAACGGCTCCGGCGGAGACGATGCTCAAGGGCAGATCATGTCTAGGCTTACCGTTTTACGTATGCTATGCGACAACCCGGACTTGATTGCCGAGTCGGCACGGGAATACGGTGATAAGAATTCCCCCCACGGTAGTGAGTATGCCCATGATATCGTGCGACAAGGACGGCTAGAGGGCGTCAATGCAGCCCCCAAACTGGATGCTTGTGTCGAATACATACGACAGGTACTTGACGAGAGCGATGACAACAAGGTAGTTTTGTTCTCCTTCTTTAAGAAGAACTTGCGTCTCATAAAGCAGGCGACCGAAGGGCTGACCGACAGCGTACTGTTTATGGGGGGAATGAGTGCTGAGGAAAGAGATGCCGCTAAACAACGGTTTACCGAAGACCCCAGTTGTAGGTTATTTCTTTCTTCAGACGCTGGTGGTTACGGGGTTGACCTCCCGATAGCCAACTACTTGATAAGTTACGACCTTCCATGGAGTAGCGGAAAGTTAGAACAACGAGAGGCAAGAATCATCAGGCTTTCGTCTGAGTTTCCTCACGTTACTATTGCAACGTTCGTCATGCAGGGTAGTATCGAAGAGCGTCAGTACGAGATGCTGCAAGTTAAAAGGTCTGTTAACGAGGCTTTTATTGACGGTAAGCACCACGACAACGACGGAAGTATGGAATTAAATATGGACACACTCTCTCAGTTTTTGAGAGAGTCAAACGTATAGGAGACAAGATGGATATAGAGAGAGTTGCAGAAGAGTACCTAAAGCAAATCAAGCATATTGACATGCTCAAAAAGCAAGTAGAAGAGTACAAAAAGATGCTTGTCGATGCCGTCACAGAGAATGGTGAAGAGGACGATAAAGGCCACCAGTGGCTACCGGCTGGGCGTTACATGCTTCAGCGTCAACGTCGTCAGGGCAGTAAGAGCGTGAACCACGAGCGGGCAGAGCAGTGGGCAAAGGCCCGAGGCATCTGGGATTCTATCAGTAAAACCATAGAGGTTGTAGACGAGGATGCCCTCGTTGCGTACATCTACGACCATCGAGACGAGGCTGGGCTGGAGGAAGAGTACCAGTCTTTGATCGATACGCCAAAACCTAGTTACGCTTTCATGAAGCCGGTTGAGGGAGCAACTTACGACTACTGAACATGTGCTATCGTCGTAACTTCACCAAACACATAGAAAGGCCAACTGAGATGAGTCAAACTGCTTCTGCTCCCTCCCCCACTACCGCTGTCGCCGCCGATGCGGCTTTCTTTTTGTCAAGAGTCGTACCTAGGGGTGACGACGAAGCAAGGCGACTTGACCGCGCTATCCGGTTGCTCCAAGGGCTATCCGCAAAGTAACAACTATCTACCGATACAATATGGGGCAGTATGAGTACCGATCCGTTGGATTTGTTTAACGCTATTATCTCCGAAAAGGAAGCAGAGCAGCAATCTGCGCAGGACGGTCCCGACTTTCCCGGTAAGACTGCTCCGAGAAATCGTGGAAAGGTCATTGACAACGTAACTCATGAGTGGTTAAATGGCCTCAAGTACCAAGAGTACGCAGTAAAAGGTGTTACTCGTAAGTTCTACACAGTGGGGGCTTTGGCCTCCGCACTCAATAGAAAGCCTGTGACCATCAGGTCATGGGAGGCGAAAGGGTGGATTCCCCCAGCCTCTTTCCGAACCCCAGCCCCTCGCTCAGAACAGATTCCGGGCAAGGCGGTAAAGGGTAGGAGACTCTACAGTGAAGCACAGATTGTCTTCATTGTAGAAGCAGCGATGCAGTTTAATATTGACGACCCACATCAAAATGATTGGGACGGCTTTCGTAAGCACATCGCTGAGAAATACCCAACACACTGACAAGAAGAGAGTTAAAGACATGGGACGTTTTGATACGGACACTATTGACAATGACGACATCGTCGATGCTCCTGCCGTTGAGCAGGACAGCGACCTTAACGTGGCTCAGGCTCGCCGTGTAATCAAGCGCGGTTGGGGCAACGTAGAGCAAACCAAGCAGGCTGACAGCCCGTTTGCCCAGCGCCTGAAGATTGATGACAAGCCAGTCATCGTGAAGTTCCTAGAAGAAGAGCCGTATACGAGTTTCCGTATGCACTGGGTGGAGCGTCAAGGGCAGAAGTCCTTTACCTGCCTGTCAGATATGCACCCACAGGGTTGCCCTCTGTGCGATGCAGGACACCGCCCCTCAGCACGCTTTGCGTTTAACGTGGCTCTGCTTACTGAGGATGGAGACACCACCATCAAGTCTTACGAAGTCGGTCCCCGAGTGATCGACAGCCTTAAGAACTTTCATCAAGACCCCCGGCAGGGTCCGCTTCCTAAGCACTACTGGGCAATCTCCCGCAGTGGTAAGGGGCCGACCTCGCAAACCAACCATCAGATGGTTCGTGATCGGGACTTGGAAGAAGAGTGGAACATCTCACCTTTGACCGACGACGCTTTAGAGCAGGTTATGAAGCAGGCTTACGATACCAGTATCGTACCTATTCCTAACCGTAAGACTTTGCTTACCATTGCTGCTGAGGAATTGGATTACGAAAACTGATTCATGGCTGACGGCACAGCGTGGCGGCGGGGGTATGGTGCCCCCGCCGTCACTACCATGGAAGAGTTATTGTCGGTAGTCGATATTGTCAAGAGCGAACGTCAGTTCACATTTGACGTAGAGACTCGTGGAAACATTGAACGGCACGCCGATGTTATGGACTTGGTGGAGCGTGAGTGGGCTGAGAAAGAGGCTTCGCTCAAAGTCACCCACCCCACAACCGTTCAGCGGTCACGTCAGGCCATTGAGGATAAGTGGCGAGGTAGGGTTGCTCTTGACCCCTTTCGGAATGATGTGTTCTGGATAGGGATAGGCACTCGTGGCAACTCTTGGGCGATACCAATGGGGCACCCCAACGGAGAGGTTCTGGTTCCAGAGGAGAGAGGGGACGGCTCAACTGTCCCTCCGCCCGGATACCGTGCGGTTCTGTCATCTGGCAAGGAGTCGATGGCAAGGTCTAAGTACTTCATACCGGCTACGTTCACAGACGCCCCCGAGCAGTTGACCCAAGAACAGGTGTTCACCGCTTTGGAACCGTTGTTTATGGATGAGGACATTGTCAAGATCAACCAGAACATCAAGTTCGATGCTAAGTCCGTCGCTAAGTATTACGGTGGGGATTTACCTAAGGGTAGGTACATAGACACCCAGATCCTCATGCACCTAGTCAATGAGAACCTACTTAACTACCGTTTAGTAACCATTTTGGACACGGTGTTCAAGTTTGACCCGTACCATCGTGACGGGAAGATCGGTAAGACGCTGACCACGGAACCGTTCAGCAAAGCCTGCCGGTACGTCCACTACGACGTTCGTTGGGCGTGGTTAGCCTACAAACGATTGTTTCGTAAGATTCAACACTCAACCATGATGGACGCTCTGTATCTGGAGTTGGACGTGTTGCCAGTCCTAGCCCAGATGGAGATGAACGGAGTCAGGGTTAACAAGCGCGAGATGACTAAACTCGGTAAAGAGTTAGACCTCAATATCAATCTTAATCTGGTTGATATCTCTCAATACGCCCCCGTAGGCTTCAACCCCGACAGTAACTCTCATAAAGTCCAGTTCCTGTTCGGCAAAAAGCGTGAGGGCGGGCTAGGTCTCAAGCCAAAGAAAGTCACGGCTAAAGGCAACCCTAGCGTCGATGATGACTCGTTGAAGTCGCTACAGGGTAAGCACCCGGTTGTAGACCTGCTGATGAACCATGCAGAGTTAAAGAAGATGAAGTCAACCTACGTTGACGGTCTGATTCCTTTGCTACACAGAGACCGGCTGCATCCACAGTTTCATCTTCACAGGACTGCAACTGGTCGTCTGTCTGCCAGCGACCCCAACCTACAGAACATCCCACGTGACGGACGGGTTCGTAGCCTATTCGTAGCAGAGCCTGAGAACAGTCTGATAGTCGCTGACTACTCTCAGATTGAGATGCGTATTATGGCTATGTACTCTCAAGACTCTGCTCTACTACACATTTTTAGTGAGAATATCGACGTACACGCCGGTACTGCCAGTGTTATTCTGGGCAAGCCCCCAGAGGAGATCACCGGTGAAGAGAGAAACATCTACGGAAAAGTCCCGAACTTTCTCATGGGATATGGTGGTGGTCCTAAGCGTCTCGTTGATGCTACCGGTGGTCAGTTATCTCTTGATGAGGCTCGTACTGTCGTAGACAACTACAACGCGGGGTACTCTGGATTGACTGAGTGGAAGAACAAGGTTATCCGTAAAGCCCGATCTCAGGGGTATGTAGAGACAATGAAGGGGCGTCGCAGGCGTGTACCCGACCTCGGTTCTGACGATTTTGCTTCTCGTGCTAGATCTGAGCGTCAGGCTATTAACGCAGTAGTGCAGGGTACAGCGTCAGAGATTTGCAAAGAAGCAATGATTAAGGTGTACAACGTTTTGCCTTTCCCAGAGTGTAAGATGTTAGTGCAAGTTCACGACGAGATCGTGATAAGCGTCCCCTCTCAGGATGTCACACGATGGGAGAGGGACTTAGAAAAAGCAATGGGAAATGGCAGAGTTATCGAAGGTGTTGCATTAGAGGTAGAGGCACACCATGCCCGATCTTGGGCAGAAGCGAAAGGTTGATATGTCTGAAGACGCTGATCACGAAGTCAGGAAGCAAAGGCGTAACTTCTTTTTGTACTTATCGCCATTTGAGGGGCATTCGATAGCCAACGATAATGGGTTCGTACCCTCATCGGAAGAGGCTATGGAAGCAGAGATCAAGGATGTTCTCGCTCTATGGCTGACCCTACAGCAGGGTAAGGCTGGAGAGATGATTGCTAATAGTGCTTGGTGGATGACTAGGCACATGGACCCTGACAACCAACTCACCGCAGAGTCAGGTGTAGGTATGCTTGATTCTCTTACTTCTTTTGCTGTGTCTGTTATCAGTATGTTGTTGAACTCAGGAGTTATCAGCCTCAACGAAAAAGTTGAGATACCCGATATCATGCTTTCCACAGCAGAGTTCTTTAGCAAAGATCAAAGCGAAGCCTTAAGTCTTTTCGAGGACTTCATGAACAAGTTTACTAACTATGAAGAAAACATAGAGGATGATGAAGATGAGTAACTCTTCTTGGTGGGCTAACAAGTTAGGGCAACCCCAACAACCGAGCAGGGGAATTACCCTTCCGGCTCAACCTGCCCCAGCGCCTCAACAGTCTGTCGTTGAGGCGGCTCCCCAGCCCGCTCCCCCTCAGCACACCAAACCCGTGCTTGACCCCAATAGAGACGCCAATGCGGAAGTCCCTATGGGAGAAGCCATGAGGTTGTGGAAGGGGGGCGAGGCACACCGTATGGAGGGCAGCATGGCATGTCCCGCTTGCGGTAGCGCTACTGGCTATACTGCCTACTCTGGCATGGGTTCCGCAGGTTCTCGTGTCAATGGGCAACAGCCCCGCCCACACTGCTTTGAGTGCGGGTACAACGGCTCCTACGCACAAGGGTTGGAGTCAAACTGGTCATAAAGGAAAATTGTGGATAACAGTCTGGTATTAATCGAAGAACTAGCAGCAGAAATCAACAAGAAATACGGAGAAAACATAATTATCAAAGGCAGTTCTGCCAAGCAGGAAATGCCTCACACCACTACAGGGTTGCTTGCTTACGACCTCGCTCTAGGCGGTGGCTGGGCGGCTAACCAGTGGAACGAGATTGTAGGCGAAGAGTCGTCAGGCAAGACTGCTATTGCTTACAAGACCATCGCTGCTAACCAAGCCAAAGACCCTGAGTGGCTGGCCTTGTGGGTAGCCGCAGAAGAGTATGTTCCTGAGTATGCCGCCTCTTTCGGTGTTGACTTGGACCGTCTTTGGGTGGTAGAAACTAACGAGATGGAAGCCGCTCTTGATCTCGTTCTGAAAGCCGTGGACAACCGAGCAGTTGACTGTGTCGTAATCGACAGCCTGCCCGCTCTCGTCACGGAAACAGAAGTTAACAAGTCCATGGATGAGGCCAGTGTTGCCACCGGTGCTCAGATACTCAGTCGGTTCTTTAAGAAGTGCGCCAAAGCACAGCGTCGCTCTATGACAGAGGATGAGCGGTCATGCACCCTCATCGCTATCAACCAGTGGCGTGACAAGATCGGAGTCATGTACGGCGACCCCCGCACCACTCCCGGTGGTAAGGCCAAGAACTACTACTTCTTTACTCGTGTTGAGGTACGCCGTGACGAGTGGATCAGCGAGGGGTCTAAGTTGGACACCCGTGTAGGTCAAAGCATCAAGATGCGTGTGATGAAGAACAAGACCTACCGCCCCCAGCAGATTGCTCAGGCAGATTTCTACTTCGCTAACTCAGGGGGTTACCGTAAGGGTGACTTTGATACCGCTAAGGATATCGTCAATGTCGCTCTTGCTCTTGAGTTATTCGAGGGGCGGTACAAGTTCAACGGGGAACGCATCGCCAATAAGAAAGATGAACTATACGACATGGTTCGTCAAGACCTAGGGCTTCAAAGCGACCTTAAAAAGGCTGCTATGGACAGGGTTATGGGAGAGGCACCGGTAGAAAGTGGCGACTGAATCCCAGAAGAAGTCAGTTCGGCAAGAAAAGCGCACAGCAGAGGCGTACAAAGGTAGCCGCAACGCCATGTCAGGCGCTGGGTGGGTACGCAAAGCAGACGTACGCACCGAAGACTTCATGATTGAAAACAAACTTAAGATGGACCCTAAGGCTAAGTCCTACAGCGTTAAGGCTGTAGACATGCGGGATCTGGTGAAAAGGGCTAGGTTGGAGGGGAGAATCCCTCTGTTGCAGATTGACTTGGCGGGACATCGCTACGTAGTATTAACCGAAGACGACTTTCTGGACATGATAGATGACTGACAATCCGTGGTACCTAAAGAACTACAAAGAGCAATTCAGCGCTAAGGACAACAACAGATTGATATCCAAGGTGGAGGCGGCTCTTGCGTTAGAGCAAGCAGAGCGTAACTCTCACCGAGACACTAAGCATTTTCACTCTAGTGAGATGGCTAAAGACGACTGGTGTCCCCGCTCAACTTGGTACAAGATTACTGACACTGAGGAGAGCGACCCCCAGTCTATGAACCTCAAGCGCATGAACATCTTTGCTGAGGGCCACAACATCCACGACAAGTGGCAAAGGTGGATGCACAAAACGGGCAATCTGTACGGTAAGTGGAAATGCAAAGCGTGCTCCTATGAATGGGAGGACAAATCCCCTGATTCCTGTGCCCTATGCTCTTCCCCCGATATCAAGTACAAAGAGGTCTCTGTCTACAGCGAGCGTTATCGCATTGTTGGACACGCTGACGGTGTGTGGGAAGACAGCAAAGGTAAGGCTGTTGTAGAGATTAAGTCTGTGGGGCTAGGCACTATCCGCTGGGACGCCCCAAAACTCTATGAAGGATATGAAAACGGTGACCTGAATCTAGACGGGTTGTGGAAACAGATCAAGCGCCCCCTCACTACTCACCGCCGTCAGGTGAACCTGTACATGATGTGCTTGGGCATTCATGATGCCATCGTTATCTACGAGTGGAAACCATCTCAAGACGTCAAAGAGTTCCACATCAAGTACGACCCGGAACTTACTGCGGGCATATTGCAAGGTATTGATGAGGTTATTGACGCTATCGAAGACGACATCGTCCCTGCTAGGCCGGTAAAAGCCACCTACAAGTCTTGTAACTTCTGTCGTTTTTGTACATACAAGTCTACCTGCTGGAGTAAATGATGATGACATACCACGTTGACTACGAAGAATGGGTTAGATACGGGCAACGTAGAGGGTGGATAGGCCCGCTAGTCTGCGCCACTCACGACGGCATCCCCATCTCAGAAGCAGAAGAGGAAGAGTGGGACGAAGGTAACGACCCGTGCCAATGGATCTTTCGTCGTTACGACAACGAAGACCACAAGTTTGAGGTCGAGAACAACCACGCACCTTCTCGTTGGAGGCAAGAGTGAATGACCCCCGTATGAACCGGTACAAGAAGGCTATGGCCTTAAAAGAAGAACTCGGTTTCACCAAAGAAGAGCGGTACGAGTTGGCTCGCATGATTCCTGGGGTGGATAAGGACGACGGAGGATCGTGGAAAGAATTAGACTCTGACCAATTACACGACTTGATAACTATGATGGAGGGCTACATATGGATCTCTTACATGATGATGCAGAGATAGAGTGCCCCGGCTCAGGCACCGCTGGTATGAAATACGAAAACAACACAGAGAATGGGCGCAAGTACCACTACTACATCTGCGAGCATTGCAGAGCCATGCTCCCCTACAGCCCCTTAAAGCGTCACCAAAGTATCACCCGTGGCAATCGGTAGCGCCCCCGAGATCGGTAAGGAGTTCCTTACTGGAGGCAAAGTCTACTATCCATGGGTTATCGACGGGGTACAACACCAGTTGATGCTAGGAGATAGTAAGGTGGTGTACATCAAAGGGCGACCCGACAATGTGTACCCCTCTGGAGATGAGTGGGAGTATTCAGAAGGCGGTTCGTGGGAACCACTATATGGAGATTTAAATGGGTAACAAAAACAAGGCTAAGGGGACTTCTTTTGAAACTCTCGTCGTCCGCTACTTACGCAACCGTAGTTTTAAAAAGGCTTTTCGGCCTAGTCTGTCTGGTAAGTACGACAGCGGTGACATTAACGGTATTGCTAGCCCTCGTCGTCAAGCAATCATTCAGTGTAAGAACCAGAAGAAGTTTGATTTGTCAGGTTGGCTCAATGCCGCTGTATCACAGTCGCAACAAGAAGAGGTCGGAGGGGACGCTCTACCAGTTCTAGTAGTCAAACGCCCCGGAGTAGGCGAAAAGACGCTAGGAGATACTTATGCAATTCTTCGTCTTGAGGACCTAAGTAGCCTACTCAAGGAGGCTGGGTACAACTAATATAGTGTTCGTAGGATTTCATACGACTATTAGGAGTACCCCATGGCCGATAACGAAGACGTTATTAAGGTGTCTGGATCTAGCAATCCGTCATCTGTAGGATCTATCTTGGCGAGAGCAATTGTCGCTGGCCAGTCCCCCAAAATGAGGGCGATTGGCGCTTCCGCCGTAAATCAGGCATCTAAAGCGTGCGCTATTGCACGTGGTTTCGTAGCCCCCAGAGGTATCGACTTAACCTTTATTATTGGTTTTGACGACATCGAAGGAGACACTGGAGAAACTATCAGTTCAATGACTTGGAAGCCGGTTGCACGCTAAAACCTTGTGATAATCTACTCCTAAGGTATATTTCTTGGAGGTCAGCAATGGCACGCAAAGGCGACAACGGAGACGGTCTGGGATTCCCAAAGGATGATGATGGCGGTCAAGGTCTCGTTTCCCCTACAGACGTTATGTATGGGGCAGACACCGACAGCCCAGTAGATTCTTCTTCGGCTTCGTACAGTGGTGCTCCTAGAGAACCTAGAAAAACAGGCATCTCTAAAGAGGAAAGGGCTGGGCTTATCGCTGCTGCCCGAATGGGGGACCGCTCTTCTTTGCTGCAACCCAAAGCGGAAGGCAGTAAGCGAACAGGTAAAGGTGAATATAACCCCGATAAGTTCGTACCTACTCGCCGTATCATGCCGGTACGGTTTTCTTCTAGGCAAGACACTGGCGAAAACATAGATATCGCACCCTCTGATGTCACCGCCTTTGGTGGTTCGCGCGGTTACGCCCCCATTACAGCGTCTGTTGAGCAGTCGATTCGTGGTGCTGGTGTTTCTTCTCAGTTAGACGAAGCCCGCACGGGTACTTTCAGTGCCGAAGACCCCGCTATTCTGCGTGGCCTTACAGACCAGAAGTACGACAAACAAGGGAATCCGCTTCCACGCACACAGAGAGGTATTAACACACGTCTAGACGCGAAAGTGGAGCGCCACAACATTGTCGCTAACGCTATCCAAGACCGTAATGCACGACGACTACAAGAGCATATGGAGCGTCACCGCCCATTAAATCAGCCTAAAGTTGTTAGCGAAGGCGTTCGCACTGGTCAGGAGCGTTTCCGTAGGACAGATACTGGTCAGGAAGTCGCTACAGGACCTAACGTAGGCCCTCCGAGCAGCGGCGGTGGCAGGCCATTGCCGGGTGCAGTCCCCGCTGAGACTGAGCGTCAGAAAGGGCGCGAGAAGTATGCAGAACGAAAAGAAGCCGCTGCTAGTCGAGGAAAAATCCTTGAGTACAGCCAGATGTCAGGGGGCGACATTGAGCGAGGCGGTATTCCACGATCGGAGATGACCCGTCGGGTGCCTGCAAGCCCCCTTGGTTCAGAATCTAACCCTTACACAGCCCAACAGGAATCCAACATTTCTGCACAGCGTGATAGTCTTCGTCGTCAACGTGCTGCTGAAGTGCAGGCAGAGACTGACCGCGCTTCCGGTAAGGATAAGCGTGATTCTCGTATGCGTGAGGCGGAAGCGGCTCGCCGTACAGCGGATGCCCCCACAGAGATGGATCTCCCAGACGAGAGCCAGTTGCCTACCCCAACTCTAGGAGGACGCCCACGTGAACAGCGTGCAGCCCTAATTCAGGCAAGTGCGGCTATGCGCGGGCGTATGCCACTGGTAAGCACCGCAGACCCTGAGCAGGTCAACCGTGGTGCCCGTGCGGCGGCTCAGCGTTACACAGAAACAAGCCGTATGTTTGAGGCAGAGCCTCGTCGCATAGAAGGTGGCGGTCGTGGACCACGCAGTTTCCTAGACCCAGAAGCCACCGCTGGACGACGCGGTGATCTACGTAATGCTCAGGCGTCGGACTTTGCGTTTGGCGAAGACCCAGAGCAAATCGATGTCGATATGTCTAACCAGATTCTCGGTGCCGTTCGTCGCCAGACAGAAACAGAAGGCATCCTTTCCCGTGAGATGACGACAGACTCCGCTGGAATTCGTCTCGGCTCTCCGCCCGCCTCATCACGTGGTTACACCGGTTCACTAGAGCGTGAGGCACGGGATCTAGTCAAAGAGTCCAAAGACCCGTATATGACCGGTGCTGAAGCGTTTGGTCGTGTGCCCGTCATCGGACAACAGTTTGACCGTGGACAACCGGGAGTTGTTAAAGAGGTTCTACGAAGTGGTGAAGGTGCTATGTCTCGTAGCACAGCAATTGCCGCCGAAGAGCGTCGGTCTGCTCGTCTTTCCGCTGCACGGGAGCGTAGCGAAGAATCTAGTCGCACGCTGCGCGCGGAAGAAATGGCACGTCGTGAAAAGGAGCAAAAGGAGCGTGCAGGTTCAGCACCGGCACCTCGTCCTGCTCGCGAACAGGGTCCGAACACAATCTCCACCCCCGGTCCAGACGATGCGTCTCGTATTGCTAAAGAGATCGCTGATAGGGCTATGGCTGGGGAAAATCTCGCTGATCTTAAGCGTGAGTACGGTATCGACTAAAAAGAAAGAGCGCCTATGAATACAGACTCTGACAACGACGGTGTCTTGGAAGAGGATGATTTCCTAGAAAAAGTACCAAGCAGGTACGCCGAATTGTGTGATGCAGACGACTTTGAGAAGTTTCGCAGACACAAGGACTGGAATGACTAATTAATATGCTAATTGAGAGACCGCCAAACCGAATGATCGGTGAGAAGGAACGCGAAGAAAAGGCTAACCTTCAATACCGTGAAGAGGGTGGCCCCCGGCCAGTATCCGTAATTGGTGGAGGACGGGGTGGTTGCCTCATGTCTTTTAGTCAGGGTACTTCGTACGCCTCAGGTGGACGATGAACGAGCAAACGTTTACTGACTGGGCTGGCGGATACGACCCCCAAGGAGGGGAATCTCAGCCTGTTCTGGGTCCTCAACCTTTCTTTAGAAGCGCCAAAGACCGTATGCTGTCAGCGTTTGGTTCGACCCCCGATACCCTCCACCCAGACGGGTATCTGGGTACTATGTCTAGTAACCGTAGGCAGGACAAACTGCTTGATAGCGTTAAGAGGCAGAACCATAGGTCATATAGTCGTGGCGTCCACAAGGGCGAACGTATCAACCCCGGTGACTACTTGTGGCCTGAGGAGATGAACCTCATGACAGGTATTGAAATGCAGGCCAAAGGTCTAAAGTTTGCTCCCCCCGGAGCAGAACCTATTAGACTAACAAACGACGGTAAAGCAGGCCCTCGTGGTATTCCTAGAGGACTTGACCGCCCTCAACAAGAACAGATCGACATGCAAAGGCGCTCAATGTTGAAGCGCCTTACTCCTAGTTGGAGGTAACCAATGTACAACGAACCAGACCCCGCAAACCCCCAAGGTATGCAACGCACCCGCCTTGCCAAAAAGAAGGTCTACCAAGACGACCCCAAAACCAGTCGCCCGATTAGGAGTATCCACTCTCGTAACTACCCTTCCCGCCCCGCTGTTGGCGAGGGCAACAACCCACAGGGTATGCCCCGCCCCCAGAAGCCGGGTGCCCCATACGACCAAGACTTGGACCCTGACTACTGATCATGTCCTCTTTATCCCCTAGCCAGTTTGGTGGTGAGCACCCCTTTTTAGAAGAGGAAGATCTAACCCCCAAGAAAGTGACAAAGAAACGTCGCGATATTGGCATGTCTAAAGATCTAGAAGACACCCTCTACCAGCAGGCTTACCCTAACAGTAAGAAGAAATGGTATGAGTAGGCCGTGGCAGACTCGCAGTGAGTACCTCGTTGAC